GTACATAGATCGCATAGGGGGCCGCAGTCCCACCGAATCCTAGCTCGACCGATGCACCCGTTACCGTCACAACCTCTCTGCGTACTTTCCCTGAGTCGCGCAAGTGCCCTAAATCATATGGCGTGATCTTCTTCGCCTCTATCATGATGCGGTTGCCTTCATTCCACAAGGCTTTCCCCATGAGCTTCGGCCCCTTGACGCCAAGCGATTGCATATTCTTGAGCAGTTGCTCTTTGCCGGAGATGGTGAATTCAAGTTTCATGCGTACACAACAGAATGATGGGAACCGGCTTCATCGCTCACCTGTGCAATCGCCAAAATGCTCGGCTGAGTCGGCGTAAACGGCGCGGGGACCGTGATGCGGTCCTGCGGTCCTACCGTGGTCCCTGCAATGTAGATCACCAATCGCGCCACCTTCTCCTCACCGGTCAGGGCTTGCACGAGTGTATTCTTGCCTTGCACCCGCGCCGTATAGCTGACGCCGGTTCCGTAGGTGATCGCCCCATAGCCGTCAATCGAGGCATACGGCTCCACCGTGACGGTATGCGGCATCATGTCGGCCCACTCTGAGACTCCCATTAGAATCGCCTCAAGTGCTGAATCATGTTCGCCGCCGCACTAGGAATCCCGCTTGCCTGCCCCGTTTCGTAGGTGATAGACAGGTCCCCAATCCGCTTACTGGATACCGCCCCGTCCCGATTCCGGCCCTTATAGATGGAATTCGCCGTCGCCAGGAGTGCCGCCTCAATCTCATACGGTACCGGCTCCCCCGTGGTCAGCCACCCGCTTGCCGTGGAGCCGTTCATGCAATAGCCAGCCTCGTACACGGCGGTAAACGGCTTGAGTTCGCTGTTCGGTGCCACATGCCCCGCGAGTTCGTATTGTAACCCCGCCGTCCAGGTCCAGCCCAAATCACGAGAGAGAATCCCCGCCATCGGTCGATCAATCGCGTAGCTGGTCGATTCTATCAAGTCCGTTGAGTAGTACACCGACTCCACCGCCAACACCGGCAACCGGCTTAACTGCAATTCGTTCGACCCGTACCCCGCCACCGTTTCGCTGTAGACCGTGCGCCGCAGCGGATACCCTAGATACCCCTCGACGATGGACAACGCACGGTTCAGGACGTTCTGCTGCTCCGTATCGTCAGCCGTGGAGGTGGTCCCCATAGCCGTGCGCCACTGTGCCGTGGAGACGAGGGATAGATCTGTGCTGCTAGTACAGACGGCAATCATTTAGACATCGACCATCCCGCCCTTGTTACGGAGATCAGCCAAATCGTGCCACATCTGGCAATCCTGCAACGCGCCGTCCAGGTTCGCCAGCTCGATCATCTTCTTATGCCGCTCGTCGAGTAAGCCCTGTTTACGGCGTACCAGCTCTGACATTCTCACCAGGCTATCCGGTTCCAATTCATACCCGTACCGATGGCTCGCCTTACACAATGCCGACGTTTGGGGCAGCGTGATCTTGATGCCCTTGCCATGCGCCACGCCAAGCCAAAACTCTGCACACGCTTTCTGATAGTCGTATTCCTGCTCGACAATGAGGTCGATGCCGTAGAGGGCAATCTCCTTGAAACCTTCTTTGATCGCCAAGGCAATTTCAAATGCCACGGTCGAGGTGAAGTAGTCGAGATGCCCCTCCATCACTTCCTCAATCGGGAAGCGGATGGAGTTAGGAATCCCCTCAATGCGCTTGGTCATGTAAATGGGAATAGGGGCAGCGGCCAACCATCCAAGGTGATCCGTACCCTCAACCACATGCTCATCCCAATTGTAATGAATATCGAACCAACGATCCGCACGTGGAATATGTCTATACCCCTGATTCAGCCCCCAGATTTCATAGGTCGCATCATCGAAGGGGGCCATCATGCGGGACGACGCGGCAAAGCCGACAATGGCTACCTTCTCCCGCCCGCGCGTGACGAGACCTTTATCCCGATCCACGATCTCAGGATGCGCGGCCAACGGATGATTATGGTTCACTGAATTGGTGGAAACTTTCGCGGTCTCAGATCCCATGATGCCTCATTCATTTCTTGCGCTCCGGCTTCCGGTACATTTTATCCTGTACGGGAAACGCATAAGCTTTTTTGACTGCGGCATCCTCGCGCTGGCACCGTCGCCAGCCCTCAGGGAACTGGAACAAGAGTGCAGCGGCCTCCTCCTCTGAGAAGGCCGCTTTTTCCCCATGATTATATTGGGCATAGCCGGTAACGATGTTTGTACCAATGCTTTCCAAGATAACCATATTCACCTCTAGGTACTCGTGCTCGTGCTGGTCGAAGTCGAGCTATACGGGAAGCTCTGCACATCGGGAGAGCCGAACCGTACACCCATATTGAGATACGCCGCGTCCACACTCCCCGCCGCCGTGGAAGTAGTGAATCCACCGCGAGTCCACACACCCACCGGACGGACGTACCGCTTGGCCGCCGTGACTTCGTAGTAGCCCTGATGCGCGAAATAGACCGGCCCCGTAGACCAGTTCTGAAAGGATGTGGTCTGCTGCGAGGTCAGGAAGTTCGCGTCGGTCGGCTGCATGCCGGTGGAATAGTCAGCCATATCTCCGCCGCCAGAGCTATCCCCATGCTGCAATTTAATGGACAGCGTAGTCGCCACGCCCATGCCGGTCGAGGTCGATCCCACCGTGGTATAGGCGGTAATGAACGGTTCAGCACAGCCGAAGATGCGCTGATTGCCAAGATCTAACCGATCAAGGATCCGCCCATTAATCGTGGCCCCAGACAACACATCTCCAGTTGAGCACGTAAACCCCTTTTGCTGAACGGCCAAACCAGGAACGATCTTCCCTGGGTTTCTGTTAATCATACAATCCTCCTTGTCCAATCTGGCGCAATCGCGCCGCCGTTAACCGATTACAGCCAGTTGACGCCGTTCATAATACAAACCGACACATCGCGCCGGACGCCAAAGTCATGCTCCGTGATACACCGGACCACTGTTTGATCCTGCGAGAAGGCTGACACCAAGGAACTGCCTTCCATGTAGCTAGCTTCCTGGCTCGCGTCAATCCGCAAGCTCATGGCTTCACCGATCACCACATCGTCAAAGTCGGCGAAGGTGATTTCAGATTCCACGGTCCCGCCGTGATCGGTCAGATTGACCGGCACCTGGGTAGACCACTTGAAGGGATAGCCTAAGAGCAAGCCCTGATTCATTTCCGCTTGGTAAATGAATGCGCCCGTGGTCTGCTGCTGCATCCGGAGATAGTTCCAGGTGCGCGGGGCAAACACCCAGCCAGGACGCGAGAGCGGCACATTGTTCTCCACCAACTTGAGGACCATGCGGCCCAGGTCGGTCGCCACCGTCGCGGCGGTAAAGGTCACATTCGACACCGTGATGAGGTTGGCAGCAGCCGCCTGATACCGCAAGCCACGGGGCGTCGCGTCAGAGCCGGTGTCCCGAAGGAATGCCTGATTCTCACGCTGAGCAATGGCGCGCACCATGTCGTTACGGACAATGGCATCGGCTCCAGGGGAGCTGTACCGCACCAAGTCATTCGACAACGGCACCAAGGCCGTGAGCTTCTTCCAGCTCAATTTGAGGTTCCCAGTGCCCAATGCGCTCTTGGTCGCATTAGAGTTTTCACCCTGGTAGTAGGCCGTGGAGCCGCTCGTGATCTTCGGGATGTTCAACGTGCCCACCGGCATCGGGAGGGTCTGGCCCACCAAGGACCGCACCACCGACAAGGGCCGCAGAAGTTCAATCACATCGGTTGAGAACTGCTCAGGAACCAGGAACCCACCGCCAGTAGGATCAGTCGCCGCCATCGCCTTCGACCGGCGTTCCCCGTCCTTGATAATCACCTCGGCAATGTCATCATCGCCCCATCCCTTGAGGGTATCAATGTAGGTGGATTCAGACGCCGACTTGCCTTCCATGCGAGCCTTCGCCACCGCACGAATGAACCGGCCAGCCGCCTCACCCTTCGCCCGCTCTTTCTTGCCCGCGAAGTTCGACGGAGACTTGCTCGCGTCCTGAATCGCAGCCATCCACGGGGCATCTTTCTTGATCGCCTCGTAGCGTTTCGTGACCGCCGCTTCGACTGCCTCGGCAATATCCTTGTTTCCCTCGTCCTTGATCGCCTTCACGATCAATGGCAACGTCACTTCCTTGACGTGACTGGACAGTTCTTCCATCGTCTTAATCATACAATCCTCCTAGTTAATCCACTCGCCCAGTTAACGCATTCATGGCAGACGTAACCTGGGCCGTCGCCATTTCCTTCAACGTCGGCCCCACAATAGAGAGGAACAACGCATCGAGATCCTTACCTTCAATCGAAAACTCTATCTCCTTGCTCAGCTCGCTCCAATCAATCTCAGCCTCCGCAATGTCTAGTACGTCCCTAGAGATACAGCACTCATCGGCTTTCAATTCAGTAGCGGGAATGACTACTTCAACTTCCTTCTTCTCAACTTCCTTCGCCTCAACGTTCGGCGCAAGATCATGGAGGGCCAAGAGCTTGACGAG